TCAGCTAAACCAACCGAAGTTCTTGTGAGCAAACCAAATACACTTAAAGCACCTTGAAAAAAACCACCTTGGCTAATAATACCCTTTTCACTTAGATAGTTGTCCCAATTTGTTTGATTTTCAGGGCCCTTTTTTGGAGTTGGTTTTCTTAATATGATTGGATGAACATTATTACCTTCAAAGGGACCTCTGTTAGCTACTGTTCTAAAATCACTAAGTGCCTGAACATTATTGTCGCTCATTCCGCTTGGAACATTGGTAAAATTATTATTTCTAAACTTAACTAATTTTTCTACATCGTCACCTGTATTGATAAACTTTCCATCATTAAAAGTTTTTTCCAAAGTAATTGCATTGAACCCACTACTTTTACTATTACTGAAAATATCAAGAAGTGATTCACCTTCAACCCTTCTAGAAGTCGGACCTGTAGAAAATTCTTTGGTTAAATTCAAACTCGTCCGTAAACCTGTAAATCCTTCAGGAGTAGTTGAAGTATTTTCACCACCTATTGTATTTGGTGATGAAAATTGAGACAAAAAAGGATTGGCTAATTTATGATTTCCTTGTTTTAATCTTGCAAACTTAGAAACAGTGCCACCGATAGGCTCTTTAGTATCATCACTAAATATATGAATAGAACCAGCTTTATATCTGTCTCTTGTATTTATATTACCATCATAACCATCTGGTGAAAATATATTTGGTAAAGAAACATTTTCGAATGGAGCAGTTACTGAAGAATGGAAAGGTGCTGTTTCTGAAGTTCTACCTCTTTCACGAAAATCCTTAAAGTCAAATAAGTTTGGCGTTGGTAGTAAAGAATTACCATGTGCATTTTCATATCGTGGTGTTTTATCAAATGGTTTTATTATAAACTGAGTTGGTCCTGAAGATATATGTTGATTTATATCAAAAGTCAAAGAATTATTTTCTGGTGGATTATAATTACTAACAGCGTCAGCTATTGGAAAAAATCCATTTTTAAATTGTGTAGGAAAAGTACTTCCCCAAGTTTGACTAAATTGTCCGTCTGAAGCAGGTACAAAACCAGGTGGTTTAGCTGATACAGGAGAATTAGCTTTTTTGTAAAGAGATTTTAAGTCTGTTTTAGGTGTGAAACCAAGAGCATCCGTATTAGGAATAAAATCCACACCATTTTTTATCTGTGGGTCTAGTTTATCGTATGCAACATCACCTTTGGTTTTGAAGTTTGATAAATCTGATACTAAATCCTTTAAAGCCACCTTTTATCTCCTAATTTCTTAATGCCAAATCACCAAGTTTACCTGATAGTTTGTTTGTACCAGATTCGCTTGATGAGATTAATCTTTTAAGTAACTTATTTGTTTCTGTCATATCGGCACCAAAACCCATTTCGTTGTTTGTGCCTGAGAATACTTCACCTCTGTGAACTTCTGCCATACCACTTTCTTTTACAAAACCACCAGTTTCTAATTTTGGCGCTACAGCTTTTCCTATTTGGTTACCGACTAAACCGCCAATAACACCACCACCCAAAGCACCTGCCGCACCAACCATCAAACCTTTACCTAACTGTCTGAATCCAAGTCCTTGTAAAAATGGAATACTTCCTATAATAGATGGAACTATAGCAGCTGCTAAACCAGCAATTGCTCCTATACCAACACCTAACATTGTGGCTCCTTCAATTTGTTTTTCTTGTGCTTTTGCTGCTAAATTATGTTGGTTAACCAATTTGTTCATTTCAGAAACTTCTAAACCAACACTAGCAGCTAATGCTTTTCTCTGAACAACGTTCAGTTTAGCAAATTCAGCTGCACCACCGACTTGCCTTTTAACCTCTTCTAATACTCCCTCTAAATTACCTGAAAGTGCTAATTCCCTAGCCTTATCTAAATTGATTTGTCTACCCAACAATACTTGTGCTTCCATCTGAGCCTCAATAGAGGATTCAAAATCTAATAGTGACTCAGCTATCTTATCTACAGCACTTAACTCTAAACCTAATTTTTTTGCGGATAAAGCAGCTTTTGCTATATTCTTTCCACCATCTTTAGCGAATTTAGCAAACATCTCCGTATTCTGTGCAATATCCTCTAATATAGCTTTAGGAGCAACACCAGCAGTTCTAGACATACTTTCAAATGTCGAAATCATATTTAGACTGGTTTCTAAACTTCCTCCCTGTATATTCTGAATAGATTTAGCAAGTTTAGCTGCGCTATCGCCTGTCAATCCTGTTCGTAATTGTAATAAACCAAAGTTCGTTAAAGTTTTGAATGATAATTCATTTATACTACCAAACTCAGTATTGATACCTTTTACAAATTCTAAAAGCTGTTGTCCATCTCCACCTAATAAACTGAAGCCCTTTGACAATATAGAAACCTTTGTTCCAAGTTGCGCAGACTCTCCAACTGATAATCCTAATTGTTGTCTAACTTCGTTAGCTTGTGATGCGAGGTCTGTAAAGAGCTTTACCACTAACCCTATAGCAAGCGCACCCATGAGTTCTGGACTTGAGGCTATAGCGGAGAATTTTTTAAGACTTTTTCTCATATCCTCCAAACCATCTAAATCTTTTGCGTCTATTGTTAATGCTTCTTCTAAATCATCTCCACCTTTTATTATAACTTTATCAAAATCTTCAAATGAATCTTTTAATTCTTTAAATACTGCAGCTCCCTCTGGACCAAGTTCTTCTAATTCTGTCTCTAAATCATTGACTATGTTCCCTTCTTTGAACAGTCCATTTTTTAAATCATCAATAGCCTTTAGTTTGATAGCAGTTGCTATATTGTAAGCTTTTGCTGATTTAACAGCTCCAGCTTCTCTAGCTTTTTGAGCCTCTTTATTGTAATCTTCAAGATCTTGAGTCAAACCTATACGGTTTAGTATTTCACCAGCACTTGTTTTTCCTAATTTTATTAATTGTTTCTCAAAACTTAACGTTTTTCTTTTTTCATTGTTTAAAGCTTTTTGTCTTTTAGCTTCATCTCCTTGTTTTTTCTTCTCTGCTGTTATCTTCTCTTCAAGTTCCAAAATTTCTTTAGTTAGATCACGAATCTTCTTTTTTGTAGGCTCACCATGTTTCTTATCATTTTGAATCAAATGTTCTTGTATAGAGACCTCTTTTTTCAACAGGTCATATTTTTTTTGTAGTTCTTTAAGAGTAGCCATTTATATTACAGATTTTCTGGTTTATATTTCTTTTTTGCTAAAGCTTTCCTCATCTTATCGACTGATTTTTGATAATCATCTACCGCTTTTGCAAACTCAGGATTTTTCTTTTTTATATTATTTACAATAGAATCTGCTTTATTCTTTTTGATTCTATCTATAACTCTGTCTACTAGCTTATCTAATAAACCCATATCGATTCTCCATAGATTATTTTTGTGTGGAATTATTCAATAATAAATATCAAACTTATCGTTTTTTAAACGATGGATGTGAACTTTTGTTTTTCTGTTGAACCTTCTTTATCTCCTCAGCTTCCTCTTTAAAGTGTTTTTGTAACCGTTTAAAGTAGAACTTCCGAAGATAAATAGGCATGTTATACAGTTCAGAGAACGAGAACATTCCCTGTGAATTAAAACTTATTTGAAATAGCTGTTCGTGTATCTGTGTTTTATACTCTAGCGGAAGGCCAAAGAAACGTAACGGTCATAGGGACCGTGAACTCCTTTTCAATTCCTTCTGAATCAATATAAGTAGATGTCATATCTACATCAGGCATAATATCGCTTGCATATGTTCTGAAAGCCATTGAATCTCTTGATAAGAACTCATTGTCTACAAATGAGTTTATACTAGCTCTTTTAGTATCACCATCCACAGAAACTATCATATGTTTAAGCCTTGTTGTTAATTCATAACCAATTCCATCACCAATCTTTTCATAACCAGCAACTTCTTTATCAATCTCCTTTTCATCACCCGATGTAAGTAGTTTGAATGTCAACTTTCTTTTGGTAGCAGGTAATTCGAACTCAAATTCATTAGCTCCATCAGTTACTATACTTTTATCTATCTTCTTATCTTTTAATTGAGTTAAGTCTACATCTACCCTTTGTCCTTCTACTTCCACTTCGTAACTCTTACCATACGCAAGAATACGAGCAGCTATAAGAACAGCATTCTTATCACCAACTAATAACTCATTTGATTTTATTGATTTATCTACTATTAACGCTTCGATTAACTTTTCAACAACTATACCCTTTTTTATAAGGTTAGCTGATGTGAGAATATCCTCTTCTCTTGCCGTCATATATTTGATTTCTATTTGACCAGAAGATAGGGGGCTATCTTTTGGATACAATAATCCTTGTGACGGCAAATCCACTACTTCTGTAGGGAACTTGACTTCTGCCATAACTGACTCCTATGATTTACTTTTGAACTATAACTATTTTTTACCGAACTTTTCGGCGGCTGTAACACCCAGTCCAACGACTGAGATATACATAAAACATTCTAATATTTTATCTTTGACTTCAAAACCTGAGAATGTGTCAGCTCCCCAACTTGCCATCAACATGATGAAAGCTGCGAAACCGACTGTCCTCTTTGAAGAAATCTTTGCTTCACTAGAAAGCATTTCTTGTAAAAAACCCATATTTTCCTCTTAGAATTGTAAGATAGCGTAATCGTATCTTAATGTTAGTGTTATTTCAGCAGGTTCATTTGCTGACCAATCTAAAGTACCAAAGTTTGCTGTTTGAATCATAGCACCTTTAAGTGTCCATTCTTCAACCTTATCACCCACTGGTCCTAATACATTAAATGTAATATCTTTCTTATAAAAGTCTGAATATCCATCTCTACCAGTAACAGACTCTTTATGTAATCTTACCCATTCCATAACTGCCTGTGCGCCAGATGGAACGATTGGATCGTAGAGAGTGACTTCTAATGTATCCCAAGCTCCCTTTCCTTTTACATACCTTTTAACATTTATATGATTTAATTCAATCTCTTCAAATGTAATAGTCGGTCTATTAGCCGTTTTAATTAAATACGCAGGTATTCCTTCTATGTACATAATGAACCTATTTTGTGTTTTCGGTTCAAACGGTGTAAACATAATTTCTGAAGGATCGATTAAGTCTGCCATTTCAGTTCTCCTATTAAGTGTTTAATTCTTTCATATATAAATATAAACAAACTGAAAAATCGATACAGAATATTACCTTATTATTTCATAGTTTTTTCATAGTTTTTTGATATAATAAAAAACCCCAACCGAAGTTGGGGCTTTTTAGTAAGTAATTTAAGAATTACTCTGGAAATGCAGCACCCGTAGGTAATACTGTAAAATCCAATACAATGAACTCAGCAGTTCTAGTAGGTTGTATGAATAT